CAGAAGAAGGTATAAGAAAGGCAATCGAAGATTGGGAAGAAAAACTTAAACATAGAAAACATAATCAGTGGGAAGACCCAAACGGATATGGTTATTGAGTTAACAGATGAAGCGATATCTAAAGCGATTGAGAGAACAAAGACAGGCAATCGAAGTGGTATTCGTCTTGGGGTCACTGATAGTGGGTGTGCTGGTTTTGAGTATTATATTGAGTATGTTGAGTCCATTGCTGAAAGCGATACTGTTTTAGATTACGGAAAGTTCAATATAGTAGTAGATGCAGTATCATTACCATATCTAGAAGGTTCTACATTAGACTGGGTTGTTGACGGCATTAACGAGTATTTTAAGATAATAAATCCTAAAGAAGTATCGTCATGTGGGTGTGGCGTGTCAGTTCAGTTCTGAAAAACTTAGTTCGTATATATACTATAGACTAGAGACTTATCCGGGGGGTTCTGTATACCTACTCCAAGAAATCTTTTAAATCTGAATCAACGTTTACTGCACGTCTCTTTCTTTTCTTTTTCTTCTCTTCTGTAACAATATCTTTCCAATATAAATCGTTTGCTCGAACACCATCAATTCTTGAACGTAAATTATCTACAAATGCCATTGTTTCGTCTGACGGAATTTCTCCGCTTGAAGTGTCGACTAATTCATCTACGCCAATATTAGCAATATACTTTAATTTAATATCTTGTTGTTTCTTTTCTTTTTCGATTCTACGTAGAAATGCATACCATGATATTTGCGTAAAGTATGCAAATGCATTAGGTGTTCCAGTTCTAGTTGCAGTCTCGATATCATAGTTCTTGATTGCTTTTAAACAGTTTTCTACCGCGTCCATAACCATTTCTTCACGATAAGTATATCGAATGAAATTAGATTTATGTGATAATCCTTCTGCGATTTTTAGAAAACATTCTGCAATGTAATTTGGAACAATTGGTGTTTTTTTAGATTTTTGTTTCTTTGCCTTTTCTGCTTTTTCGCAATAATCTACAACCGCAAGAGAAAACTCTTTGTTGTTTACGTAGTGTGGTTTGTCTTGTGGTTTTATTTTCTTTGTCATAATATATCCATATTTAATTGTTTTGTATTATACTCTATGTTACATATTTAGTCAATCTTTAAATTAATGGTTGACAATTTATGTTTTGCCTGGTATAATCTATAAAGTTCTCCGGGGTTGCTGAATACTCAATGAATTGTGTCGGGATTATCATCATCTTTTTTAGGAAATAATTCAACTACATTATCTTCATATTCTTCTTTCGGTATACTTTCTTTTATATTATCTAATAAATCTCCAATCAATTCTGATACAGGTTTATCTTTTGCTTTTTCATAAAACTTTTTCATTTTTTCAAATGTTTCTTTCTGTCTTTGATTATGAAGTTCTTGCATATCTAGAATAGCATCTTCCCATTGTATTACTAAATAATCTGGAGGTGTTGCCATACCAACAATATGATTTCTATCTAATGTCATAACATCTGAAATATTTTCTTGATACACCATCCATGGACGTAACGAATAAAAAGGTATACCAGTTGTTGTTTTAGTATAAACTAACTTGGCCGCTTTACGAATTATTATTTCGTCTTCGAACCCTTCTTCATCATGCCACTCTACTACTTCGCACAAGAGTTCTTCTCCTGTGTCTAACTTAAAATGTTTTACTTCCATAATACTATTTATCACCTTTTAAATTGATAGGAATAATTTTATACGGAAACTGTTCCTTTGCGTATATCTTTATTCTTTCTCCACTGTGTCTTAATGTAAAGTTTTTATGTGACTTTACATGCATATCGTCTGCTATATCATATAATGTTGTATTACTACCATCATCTGATTGTCGCAAACCACGACCAATAGACTGTAATACTTTTATTTGACTTTTGCTAGGCGATGCAAAAACAATGTTGTGAAGATTCTTTATATTAATACCTGTACTAAATGTTCCTAAAGATGCGACAATGATTGCGTTCTTTTGTGTCTCAACTATACCACGAATTTGTTCACGGTCTTTTGCATCTACTTCTCCAGATACATAAAATACTTTTCGGTCTTTCTCTGCATCTTTTTTTATTATTTCAAAAAGTTCTTTACCATGCTTTTCAACAAACTGAAATAAAACTAAAGTATTGCCTTTTAAATCTAATGTCATTTTTTTGATAAAATTATTTCTTTTCTCGTGACGTACAATATAATCTACTTCTTCGGCATACGTTTTGCCTTTCATCATGTGACATACATCATTATGATATCTTAATAATAAAACATTAATATCTAAACCTGCAAGAGTACCACGTACTTGTAAATCACGTGTCGCAATAACTTTATGTGTCAGTCCAAACAATCCTTCTAATACTAGTTTGTTGGTTTCTGTACCATCTAAAGTACCTGTGGTACCAAAACGATATTCCGCATTCTTACATTTGTTCATTACGCCAGTCAAAGACTTTGCTTTAAACAAATGTACTTCGTCCCCGAAGACCGCACCGAATTGTTCAAACCAATCAAACTTAAGACGATAGATAGATTGCCATGTAGAAATAATAATTCTTTTATCTGTAACCTTATCCTTTCCAGAATAGATACGGTGTACTTCATTCTCTACATCAAATCCATATTCATAAAAGTCTTTATATAATTGTTCTACTAAACTTGTTGTGGGAACAATAATTAACATGTTCTTATCATGATTGTCATAGTACCAACGTAATAGATTATAGATGATAAACGACTTACCACTTCCAGTAGGGGACAGCAACAAGCATCTTTTGTTTTCTATACCATGTGATATCGCATCGTACTGATAGTCTCGTATTTCAAATGGCGCATCTAAACTATCAAGATACTTCATCAAAGACTTGTGTTGTATTTTATTTTTTATTTCAGGGTGTCCATACTCGTCATTATCAACTAGTTGGATTGGATACATTCTGTCTAAAGCAAACTTTTTTATATGTGGATATAAACCGACATTCAACTCACGAGTCATTTGATTAAATAAACGAATCTTACCATCCCACACTCTACGTTTGAATGCAGGCATATATCGATGGCCTGGAACAAAAAAAGAAAAGTATTCAGATAGTTCTTTGAGTTGATGTCCTTCTGCATCTATTAACATCATTGAATGGTCTTTCAAACCTACTTGAATAGTATTTGCGGGTCGCATTAAATGCCAGTTTCAAACTGCCTCCACTTTATCATATTGCTTATAGTCTGGTGTCGCCACGTAAGATTATTTACTATCTCAGTTAATGTTTCAATAGTTGTTTGTAAGTACTGCAACTTTAATTCTGAGTCTTGTATTTCTTTATCAGTATCATACCAGTTTTCTTTTTGACCCTTTGTTGTGATAACAAGTCCATCATATGGGTCTGCTTTCCAACCTCGCTTCTCTATATCTTCTTGTGGCATTTTACCTTCATAGTACAACCACTTTTCTTTTAATAGATTTTTCTGGTCAAACTCTGCTCGTTTTAACCTAAGTTTAGTAAGTGAAAGATACTCTAGATACTTTGAATGTAATGCAGGTGTAACTCTAGATACTTCATCTAATTGATTTTTAGATATTTGCGAATCTTCTTTCCACTCTGCTAGTATTGATTCTAAATTTATCATAATATATTTCCTATAAACTGTACATTATACAGTATTGGACAGATTATGTAAAGTATTTTTTTAGTACGTCCAATCTGTCTTGGTAATGTGCAATCTTATCTAGTTCTTCTTCAATAGTTACGATTAAATCCCCATGTTCTGCAAGACCAACTCTTTTCTCAGTTAATACTCTTACATTCATTTTATGTCTGTCAATGCCTGCTTCACACTGTTTAATTAATACGTCAACTATTTGTGGTGCCATTATGCTTTTCATACTGCCTCCTTCAATGGTTTACTTAATTCTTCCCAACTTGTCTCATAATCACTATCGCCTTCTGCGTAACCCATAACTCCAAGTTTTTCATAATCTGGGACAAGAGCATCGTGCAATAATCCAATCTTTTTAAGGTTTGGCATTATTCTACTAAACAATACGTCTTGAAATTGTGTTTGAAATACGTTTACTTTTTGGTATTCATCAGTATATTCTAAATCCATACCATATTTTTCCCATACATCATATGCTCGTAGTCTATTTCTACTTACAGTACATGCTTCTAGGGCAAACTTTGCTCTATCTAATTGCTCTTCCTCTGATAATGTTTGTACGAAATCAGTAAGATAATTTATACCAAAAGTTACATGCCTTGCTTCATCTCTTATAATGTATTCAAGCATTTGTTTGTAAACAGGGTCACTAGTACTATCCTTTGCCGCTTGAAAGGCCGCTAGTGCTAAACCTTCAATTATAACTTGCATACCAATAAACTTTAAATCCCATCTAGGGTCAGTAAGTATTTTGTCAAGTAACCCTTTTAATGCACGACCTATTGGCCAACTTCTTTTTAATCTTGTTTGAATATATTTATTAAATGCTTCAACGTGCCTTGCTTCATCAAATGTTTGCGATGCCGCATATAATTTTGCATTGAATGTAGGGGCGCATGATGCCAGTTGACTCGCAACTAATAATGCACCTTGCTCACCATGAAGAAACTGACTAGTCCCCCAACTATTTAAATCTCTAAAAAATTCTTTACGTTTTGCAGTATCCCATTTTTTATATTCTGAGTGATTTAACCACTGATTATCTTCAACATAGAATTCATCATCTGACATTGTAGTTATTTCTGGTGTCCAGTCTACATCTACTTCTACATTCCAATTAAGTTCTTTGCCTAGTTCGTACAGTTTTTTAATACGATTATCTTGAACAGTATAATCCCAGTTATAAGAACCAGTTAAAGGTGTTTGAAAAATTTCGACAACATCTACTGGGTCTAAGTTTGCAGGATATTCTCCATCAAATTCTATAGTATCTTTTGGTGTTTTGGTTTTTATTATTTTCATATTAGGTTTGTGCGACTATCTCAAATTGACTAAATCTAAACGTAGCATCAAAAGTTAAGTACGTTACTGAACCAGTCGTAGTAACAAAGTTTATCGCACCTAAACCAGTAGGTAAACAATCTTTGTATCTAATTTTTTGAGTTGTGTTATTGTGACTCGATAATATTGCAAGAGTTATATCTGCATAAGTTGGAAACTTAGTATTTCTTTGTATAGGATTTACTTGCCCATCATTTACTAGTCGTTGTAACCAATTAAACATTTCGTTGTAACCAGTCATGTTTTCATCAAGTATTATTGTAAATGTAATTTCACCATGAGTTATTTTATCACCAGCAAGTGGTACAGATGTAATTCTTCTTGTAGGTAACTCGACAGGATTTAATTGAACACTCGGGTGTGCAACACCTTGACAAAAGTATTCTAAATTAGGATATTTAACTCTATCTATTAAAAGTTTAAATCCAGTTGGTTGTAGATAATTTAGATTCGTGGTTAGATTTTGGTCATCTACTTGTACTGTTGAGTTTACTGCCATACATCTATTTATATATTTTATAACCTGCAAATTAATGGTTGACAAAAGTTGCCAGAGCATATATAATACTAAACAATTGTGAGGAGCATACAATGAAAATCGCTATACTTAACGATACCCATTGCGGTATTCGTAATTCTTCTGATATCTTCATGGACTATCAAGAATTATTTTATCGTGATGTATTCTTTCCATATCTGGTAGAGAACAACATTACAAGAATATTGCATCTAGGTGATTACTATGATAATCGTAAGACCGTAAACTTTAAATGTTTAAATCACAATCGTAAAATATTTTTAGAAAAACTTAGAGAGTATGGTATCACTATGGATATCATCTTAGGTAATCACGATACTTATTTTAAAAACACGAATGAGTTAAACTCATTAAAAGAACTACAAGGACACTACATGAATGAAGTGAATATCATTCAAAAACCTATGGTCATGGACTATGATGGATTAAGAATAGGTTTAGTGCCATGGATTGCAGATGATAATGAAGAAGAAGCATTAGAGTTTATTAACAATTGTAATGCATCTATCATTGGCGCCCACTTAGAATTAATTGGTTTTGATATGTATCGAGGTATGCCAGCACACGATGGTATGGATAGAAAAATATTTGATAGATTCGAAATGGTATTAACTGGACACTTTCATGCCAAGTCTTCTCAAGGTAACATACATTATCTAGGGGCACAAATGGAGTTCTTCTGGAATGATTGTGGTGATAAAAAATATTTTCATATTCTTGATACTGAAACAAGAGAATTAGAAGCAATACTAAATCCAAACACTATCTTTGAAAAGATATATTATGACCACGAAAAGATGAACGAGTTTCAAGATTTAAGATATCTAGATAATAAGTTTGTAAAACTAATTGTAGTCAACAAAGGCGATAGTTATAAGTTTGAAAGATACGTTGATAGAATACAAAGTCAAAAAATACATGAACTAAAAATCGCAGAAGATTTTTCTGAGTTCATTGGAACAAATGTAGATGACGGTGAAATAAACGTTGACAATACTGAAACAGTAGTGTATAATTACATCGACTCAGTACAAACTGATTTAGATAAAAATAGAATCAAAAAAGAAATATCATCTTTAATGACAGAGGCACAAAACCTTGAAATACAATGAGCAAGTGGCACGGTGGTAAAGGTTCAAAACAAAGACCAACTGACAGAGAAAGATATGAAGAAAACTACGAAAGAATTTTCGGGAAAAAATCGAAACCTGATAAAAGAAATGAAAGTAAGAACAATAAATAATATTCCCTTTCATGAACCAATACCTGAAAAGATAAAGAAAGAATATAATTTATGATACATTTTGAGAAATTAAGGTACAAGAACTTTCTTAGTACCGGCAATAACTTTACAGAAATCGATTTTGAAAAAACACCAACTACATTAGTAGTCGGGCAAAATGGTGCTGGTAAATCTACGATGTTAGATGCGATATCTTTTGGACTGTTTGGCAAACCGCATCGTAAAATATCTAAAATGCAGTTGGTCAATTCTATTAATGAGAAAGGCACTGTAGTTGAAGTAGAATTTAGAATTGGTAAAAAACAATTTAAAATAGTTAGAACAATCAAACCAAATAAGTTTGAAGTCTGGATAGATGGTAACATGTCAAATCAAAACTCTCATGTTACAGACTATCAGGCAATGCTAGAGAAAAACATTCTCAAATTAAATCATAAATCTTTTCACCAAATTGTAGTTTTAGGGTCTTCGAGT